ATTGAGGCAAAGGATGCAGAGGAAGCATATGAAAAAGCAGAGGCAGATAACGTAGAATGGATTACAGTCGGTGGTGATTGGGAAATTCACGGGGATATGACATTTGAGGAGAATGAAGATGCCTAAGAAAAAGACAACGGCACTTGAACTGCCACCAGAACAGGCAATGGCATTGATGGTTATGCTTGACAGTGAGATAGAAACCATCTTCACATACGGAGACATTGACCCTATAGCAGATTGGGAAAGTGCAGACCTGTATGCTTACAGACTGTTGGCGTACAAGACATACAAGCAATGGTACATGGATAATTATCATGGTTAAGCACATCTGCCAGCATTGCAAAAACATAATGCACATACCGAAGGAATGGTTGCTGTATGCACATAAGCTGATATGCTATGTGTGTAGCAATGAGATTAAACGTGAGGAGAAACAGGATGACTAGAGAAGAGTTTTTTGAATGGCTAGATACCTGCCCTACTTATGGATGGCATAATGTAGGTGAGGATGAGGGATACATTCGTATCCTGTTTGAGATTGATGAAGAGGAAGATGACGATGAATAGATTCATAATTGACCACCACCCTGATGCAATCGCAAAGCAACTATGTGATGAACACGTTATCAAAATGATACTAGAAGAAGCACAGATGCTGAATACTGCTGTGCGTATCCATGCGCCTGAGTTTGCAGAGGAAGCTGGGTTATACAAGAAAGCGTATGTACCGCACCCATGTACTGTGTGGGTGAGAGACAACGTTATGAATTACAAGTTTGGTCTACGTCTACTCAAAGCAATGAACGATGAGTATATGTACAGATACCCTGTCAGGAGTACAGGTGAACCAAACACAGGCCATGCATCCATGCGTCACTATGATGCATTAGTAGAGGGGACAAAGTATATGCCTGACTACACTAACTTTGTTACCCCGCACCCTCAATGCTTCAGTGGGCTTGACCATCTTAAGACAGATGAACACTGGCCTGTTACAGCTTATCGTGCATTTTACAAGGTTGACAAATCTAAGTTTGCCAGCTATAACAAAGGGCGTAGTATGCCACACTGGATGAAAGGAGAAGTAGCATGAAGATAACACACGAAGAAAGAGTAGAATTTCTAAAGGCTCACAATGAGTTGAAGAATATGCTGATGACAATACATGAGTGCAGTGACCTGTGGATTTCAGATGTACGCAAACTAGAAAGCCTTGAACATCTGTTGCACAACACAATGAAGTTTGTTCCAGATACAGATGCTGAAGGCAGACCAAAGTATTATGCAGACTATGTGCTTGAAGAACTAGAGGAGAAAGACTAATGGATGTAGCAAGTTTTATTCTGGGTATGTTTATAGTTGACATACTGTTTGAATTTATGTTATAAGATAGTATCACTTAACGAAAGGAGAAAGACATGCCGTTAGATTTAGTAAGTAATATTATAGATGAAGTGCCATCGAACCTACAGTTTGATGTACACTTTGAACCAACACGAGTGCGTGACAAGAAGTACGTTATCAATGGTGACACTGGTGAATACATCGGGGTAGTGGGTGACAGTTTCAACTGTGCATCACACAAAGATTTCTTTCATGGTGTACAAGACACGATGACTGAGACATTATCCAGCGATGAACTGAGTGACGCAAAGGTATCGTGGAAACGTGCGAGGCAGGATGCGTGGGCATTGATGGACATTCAATTGCCTAACACCATAGCCAAGATTGCGACAGACAGACACGAGACTACAGTATCACAGCGTATCATTGCGCTACATGGTATTGATGGTAGCTGTTCTAACCAAGTATTCTTTGGTGCTATTGACTTCTTCTGTACCAATGGTATGATAAGGGGTGAGCATGACAAGGTACGCAGAAAGAACACGTCCAACTTCACTATGGACAGGTTCATAAGTGACCTACGTAACTCACGTCAGGACTTCTACAAGCAGACTGAACAGCTACAGCGTTGGGCAGAGACAAGCCTAGCAACAGTAGATGTCCGGGCTTTCTTGGAGAAACTACTGAAGTCTGACCGTACAGCAGACAAGATGTTTACCTTGTATAATCAAGAGGTTGGCATACGTGGACGCAATATGTTTGCACTGTACTCAGCCTTTACTAACTACGCTACCTACGCAGATGAACGTAATGGCTTTGCCATGCGTAACACTGGTAACGACACTGAGGCTGTCACCATGTTCAATCGTGAGAACAAAGTGGCACAGTGGGTAGGCAGTAATATGTTTCAACAACTAGCAGCATAGAAAGGAGGTGCGCCATGTTGACATTAGACAGTGCAATGGGTATGTTTATTGGACTCGCAGTGGGTGATGCGCTTGGCGCACCCCTAGAGTTTACTGACGCAAGAGAACCCAAAGATTATATAACTAAGTACCACACTGGTGGATGGCACGATGTAGATAAGGGTGAATGGACTGACGATACAGCTATGGCATTAGCTATGGCACAGGCTTTCATCGACAATGAAGGTGAGTTCAATCCTGCTGACATCATGCACAACTGGTCACGTTGGTACAACGCTGGCGAGTTTATACCACGAGGTAAGTGCTTTGACATTGGTGGTACAACACAAAGTGCTATTGATAAGTACAACAAAAACAATACGTTATACAATGGAGTATCACTTGACGATTCCTCTGGCAACGGTGCGCTTATGAGACTTGCACCTGTCGTGATGGTATCCAAGTCACCTGAACGTGCGATGGAGTTAGCTGTAGCACAGACAATTTTAACTCATGGTACTAGTGACTGCATTGAGTACAGCCGTGTGTTTGCACATGAATTGTGGCATGGTAATGCGCTACAAAGATACAATAACTACAAGCTACCTGATACCGTAGAAAGAAAAGAGGTTATGTCTGGTGGTCATGTTGTAGAAACATATCAGTGTGCAATGTGGGCGTTTAGTACAACGAGTTCATTTGCTGACTGTGTTATCAAAGCAGTTAATCGTGGACACGACAGTGATACCTGTGGTGCAGTGGCTGGCATGATAGCTGGCGCACATTACGGATTCAACGGCATACCGAATGAGTTTACAAAAGACTTGATGTGGTATAAAGAATTATGTAGAGCAGCAATAAAGCTGCATCAGTTAGGAAGATAATATGAAACCCTATGCGTTTACAAAAGGACTTGCTATTGTAGGTTGTGAAAACTGCTATCTTACATGGGAAGTAGATGAAAATAAAGAAGACCTCTTGTGTCCTTCTTGTTCTAGTAATCATGTGTTCGATGTTAGCATAAGATATGATAAAATTCATCACGAACTTATTTACCTAGACAGCTATGAGATTGCATACACTATACAAGAAATGAAGGAGAAAAGAAATGAAGTTACAAAAGCTAGTACATGATTACACTTCTTCGTATGATTACAAACAGTTACGGGATGAAACTAAAGCACAGTATAAATACTTTATGAATGTAATGCTACAAACAAAAGTAGAAGGAGTGCAACTTTTTTCCTTGGAGTGTGACAAAATTACAACACGTATGGCGAAGACAGCATACAACGAATGGTGTGAGCGTGGCATACATCTAGCTAACCACACTATTTCTGTCACTCGCATCGTGTTTAACCACGGTGTGCGTGAAGAACTGTGTCTGACTAATCCTTTCGCTATCGTGCGTAAGAGAGCCGCTGATAAGCGTAAGGTTGTCTGGGGTAGGGAAGATGTACAGCAGTTCTTAGACGTAGCCTATGGCGATTTTAGGTGGCGTAACATAGGATTGATTGCACAGATGGCATACGAGTGGTGTCAGCGTCTGGGTGATATGCGTATGCTCACATGGGATAGTGTTAATCTGGTTGACCAGACTGTACATATTGAGCAGTCGAAGCGTAGAGCAGAAGTGTTCTTGCCTATATCAGATGAGTTGCATCAAATGTTAGTACAACAAAATGAAGACTTTGGCTTTCAAGATTACGTAGCACCAAGACCAAAACCAATACGAGGTGTCTATCAACCATACACGCTGCACAAACTACCGTTATATGCACGTGAGATTATGGATGAGGCTGGGTTGCCAAAGGAACTACGCCTATCAGACTTACGTAGAACAGGTACAACTGAAATGGTAGATGCAGGTGTCGGTATTGGACAAATTATGTCGGTAACAGGACACGCTAATGCACAATCGGTCACACCTTATCTAAAAAATACACTGACCAGTGCTGATTATGCATTGACACAGCGTAAAAATCATGGTACAAGTACACCAAGTGCCGCAAAGGAAAGTGATTAATACATGAATAATATATATAACACTATAAGTGATATAGATATACCTAATGGAACTACAAAGAGAATGAATTGTCCTAAGTGTAATGGGTACAAGACATTCACAGTGACCAATAACATGGGTTCACTTGTATGGAATTGTTACAAGGCTTCTTGTGGTACTAAGGGTGGTACTCGTGTTCACTTATCAATGGATGATATACGTGCTGGCTTTGCTGGTGCAGAAGAGTATGCATCTGATGTACCCTTTGTATTACCTGACTGTGTTGTACCACACAACAACCGTAGTGAAGTCTTGACATGGACAGAACAGTGGGGTATAAATGCAGAAGAACTTGGATTGATGTATGATGTGCGTGAGAACAGGGTGGTGTTCCCCGTTGTACATCAAGGTAAGATGGTAGATGCGACAGGTCGCACACTGTCTAACCGATTACCTAAGTGGAAACGCTATGGTAAAAGCACCTTGCCTTTTTCGTTTGGTTATGGTAGGGTAGCTGTAGTTGTTGAGGACTGTGTGAGTGCCGCAGTTGTAGGTAACGATGCTTTTGTTGGTGTTGCTGTGTTGGGAACATCGTTGTCCGAAGGACACAAGAGGTATCTTGCACAGTTCTCAACTGCTATCATTGCACTAGACCCTGATGCTTTACCAAAGACATTAGCGTTTGCAAAAGAATTGAGAGGTCACGTATCTAACGTCAAGGTGTTACGATTGACAGATGACCTGAAGTACCGTAACAAAGAGGACATGGACAACTTAATTGAGATAGGAGATATAGATGGAATTATCACTGGTTAGAAGTTTGATGGATAAAGGGTTCTACGATGACCATCGTGGCGCACGTTGTCCTGACAGACTGTTCAGCAAAGATGTACGCAGGATAAAGCAGACAGTTGATACTGCTATGCAGCGTTACGAGCGTACCGTAACACCTGATGAGGTTGAGGCATTGTTCATGTCTAACAACCCGACACTGACTACTGCACAGAAGCAAGCATACTCTTCTCTCTTTCACAACATTAAGAAAGAGACACCGCTAGGTGGTGACATTGCAGGTGAGGTATTGTCTAAGTTGTTTCAGCAAGTGGTTGGAGAAGACATTGCCAACCTTGGTTTTGATTATGTCAATGGTGACAAGGCTACACTAGAACCTCTACGCAATCTGCTTGAGCAGTACAGTGATGACTTTACCCCTGACTTAAAGGTTGAGTGGGATGACATCGACATGGACACACTGATGTCCAAGGCTGACCTTGAGGCACGATGGACATTCAATATCCCTAGCCTGACACGTAAGGTGGAAGGGGTAAAC